ATGGAATCGGTATCAGAAGCAATAACATAATCTTCTCCTTCAGTTTTCAAGATCCTATTGATCTTTTGATTCATTTTATTTTCAATCCAACGGATTGAGACTTGACCTGAGAGGGTGATTGCTTCGGCGTTAGCAAGCTTATAGTAGCGAAAGTATTGATTACCAATAGCACCATAAGCAGAGTTGAGTTGGATTTTACGCGCCATTTGGATGTTGTTACATCGGGCGATTTCTTTCTCAAGTGCTTTAGTTGGAGTCTTCTCATATTCTTGTTTCGCTTGAAGCATCTTCTTTTTATAGATGGTTCGATCCTTATAGATCTTATCCATCAACTCTGGAAGGAATCCACGCTTATCCTTACGGTACATTGAACCGTTAGCACAAACAGCATTGTCCTTATAGAGTTCAAAGTTTATCTCTTCATTAAGTATTCTATCAACTGTTGATGATGGGTGCCTCTCCTCAAGTAGCGTCTCTGGCGAGATATTGTACTGCATAATGAGATGAGGATACAGAGAGTTAAGGTCAAAACTGACAACCCAATCATACTTTCCAGGAATCGGTTCTTTGACATACGCCCCCGCGTATTTGGAGTCTTTATCAGAACGAACGATTGGTGGGATTACGATATTTCTCTTTTTGAGATAGTTGTAGATAATCGTATCCCACATACGAACCTGGGAGAACACATCAGCATAGTTCGCTTTAGCGTCATATGCCATAACGACTGCAAGTTCAATGAGTTTCATCTTGTCTTCCATACGGTCAACAAGTTCCACGTCAATGATATTATATTCTACAAACTTCTGCCACCCGTTAGTGTAGAAATCTTTAAATGTATCAAACTCACTATGATCTAACTTCTTCTGCCCAAGTTCTACACTCGCAATATAGTCCAGACGATAGGACTCCTGCGCTTTATAAGTGAACTTCTTATAAAGATTTAGGTAATCAAGTTGCGTGATACCCCCAACATCATAAGAAATGTGTTTTCTTCCTGCAATGAAAGTCTCTTTCTCTGTAACAAGACCCCAGGGAGATAATCGTTTCATCAACTTCTCACCAAGGATTCGGTCGATACGACGAACCAAATACGGCATATCGTACAGTTCACTATTCCAACCAGTAACGACCTCAGGAGTATTATCCTCAATCATCCACCAGTTGATGAAATCATTCAGGAGTTCATACTCTGTGGAGAAACCTTTATAGATGACGTTCTGCTGTTTGTTATTGAAGGGTCCTTGACCCCAGGTACGAATCTGTTTGGTAGTGTAGTCTTGCACGGTGATGAGGAGAACTTCCTCAGCGGCAGATTCAACATCTGGGAATCCATTCTCCGATTTAACCTCAATATCAATAGTAGAGATTTTAATTTTGTTAGTATCAAACTTGATTTCTTCTTCAGGATACTTTTCAGAAATATACTGATAGATATACCTGTCGTTTCCGTAGATTTTAAAATTGTCTACACCATCATATCGTTTGATGAATTCACGACACTCACGAACAGTTCCAGGTTCAACTGATTGAACATAATCACCTTCAAGGGTTTTGTATTTGGTTTT